TCAGATAATGGAAGAGGTTTGGTCTAATCTAACTGATGAGAATACAGACAAATGGCTGCATGCCATCGACCGCGCAGATCGTTACCATCTTCAGATGCTAGTATTCCGCAGCGGACTGATCGAACCGCACCTGCGCCACCTGCAAATCAGCGCACATCGCTTCTACGACCTATTGTCTCCGCAGGAACTCCGAGTATTCAAGCAGCGCACACTTGGCCACACCTTCGTTAGTATTGCATCGGAGATGGAGATCACCGAGTCCAGCGTAAAGGAATACTGGCGCAGAACATTGAATAAGATCAAGAATGTCATCGAAAAGGCTAATAGAGATGAAGAAGAAGAGTAAAGTCGACGCAGACCAAGTTAGAATGCTTGCGTCATTTGGATGTAACTACGCTGAGATAGGTAAATACTTTGAGGTCAGCGAGCATCATATCCGCAAGAACTTCAAAGTTCAGCACGAAGCAGGTCGCGAAGAGATGAAATTCAAGCTCAGACGCGCCATGTGGGTATCCGCCATCGAGAACAACGCAATTGCGATGCAGATATTTCTTTCTAAGAACTACCTGGGCATGAGTGATAAGACAGCGGTAGACATGACAGGTAACCTGCAAACCGTGCTACAGCAGTGTGGTTTCGAGGAAAATCCGATTGATAAAGCAAATAGTGAACAGGCAAAGGCTTTGGAGGATCTTGGGATACCACCCGACTCCACAGCAGTTGGCAGTTCATAACAGCAAAAAGAGGTTTCGCGTTTGTCTCATGGGCAGACGATCAGGGAAGTCCTTTATGGCAGCGCACGAGATACTGCCATGGTTGCTCACGCCCAATACGCGTGGTTGGATAGTCGGACCAAACTACTCACTAGCCAATAAGATAGCTCGTGAGGTCAAGCGCATTGTAATGACTGAACTACGCTTACCGCTGGAATCCAAGAAAGAGATATCTGGTGATCTATATTACATGAAGTTGGCGGGACTGAACAGCGAGGTATCGGTCAAGTCAGCGGAAAACCAAGATAGTTTGATCGGTGAGGGTGTTGACTGGCTTTGTATTGATGAAGCCGCGCTTATAACGAGGAACGTATTCGAGATGTACCTGCGCCCAACGCTGGCTGATAAGCAAGGATGGGCCATGTTCACGAGTACACCGCGTGGATTCAACTTCTTACATAGTTTATATGAGTTTGGAAAGAGTGATAAGCATCCAGATTGGGAGTCGTGGCGTTTTCCTAGTACTCTATCGCCCTATTTCAAGGATGATCACGAAGAATTAAAGCGCACACTGACCAAAGAGACCTATCTCCAAGAAATTTTATGCGAATTCCAGTCATACGCAGGTAAAGTGTTCCCACTGGACCGCACCACGCAGATACGTGAGGATGTAAAGTATGACCCATCCAAACCAGTATATGTCGGTTTGGATTTTGGTTATCGTCATGCTCACGCTAATATTGTTCAATTGCACAATAGGGAAAAGAATTTTGCTGATGTACATCAAATAGATGAGGTCAGCCTACAAAACACACGCACAGAGGAGTTTGCCAACAAGATAAGGTCACTTGGTTACGAGTATACTGGTATCTGGGGTGACCCAGCGGGCAGTGGTACGAATTTGCAGTCAGGTATTAGTGACATTCAGGTATTTGCGAATCAAGGACTGCGTGTCAACATCAAGCGCGATGCGGTCACTAGGAATGTGGTCTCTGGAGTGTCACATGTACGTAGATGGTTCGAGGACGCAAATGGCGATCCTCACTTGTTCATTCATCCAAAGTGCGAGAAGAGCATCGAAGCGTATGAGAATTATCACTATCCAGAACACCGTGAGGACCAAACCTTACGTCATGAACCCAAAAAGGATGGTAAGTTCGATCACGCGTGTGATGCTTTACGTTTTCTGTTGACAAACTTATTCCCAATGAAAAACCGACACGCTGGTGTCATCGATTTCTTTTAAAGGTAGATATGCTTACAATTCAAGATCAATCTGAAGGCGCAATAATTGGCGCATTACAAAAACAGTTAAAATACATCGAGGATGAGCGTACTCGCGAGCGGGATTATTTGATGGACTTCTACGAAGGCATCAATCTAGACCACTATGTGAGCGATTACTTTGGCCCAGAGACTCTGCGTCAGACGGTCATCCCACAAAATAACCTCACTAGACGAGTCTGTAGTCTTCGTTCGATGACCTACAAACGACCACCACGTCTGCGTACGAGCGAGACCTACCTATCTATCATAGATAAGCATGGTCTCAATGCACAACGCAGAATGCTAGAGCGTTTGACATTTTTACTTGGTACGATGGCATTTAGAAGTAAGTGGAATGAGGTCACACAAAAATTAGAATATGAGATCCTATCTCATTTTACGCCTTTATTCTTAGCGGGCGATTCAAGAGATAAGCCAATTGGGGTCATGTACCCAATTGAGAACCAAGGCAATGCACGAGGTGACGTGGTACACGCGGTATGGACCGAAGAACGCTATGGTGTACCAGGTAGACACTTCCTTGTTGATGAAAATGGTAAGGTCATTAGTGTAAATGATAATGATCTTAACCCATATGGTATGTTGCCAGTGACCTTTTGCCATCGTTACCCGCCAATACGCGACTACCACGTAGGCAACGCAATGGACGTTGCACAAACAGACCTTGCAGTGAATGTTGCGCTTCTTGAGCTAAATCTTGCTATAAAATATGGCTGTTTAGGCATTAAATATATTTCTGGAGTCGATGACCCTTCCCGCATATCAATAGGAACAGATAAGATCCTATATCTCCCAGAGCAGGCTAATTTTGGCGTTACCTCTAGTGGTGGTAACCTAAATCAGATCATAGACTCTACTAGATTCTTAGTAGAGACCACACTCAATAACAACCACATCCGCGCAAAATACGCTAGAGATGACTCAGGCAACGCACCAAGCGCAGCGAGTTTGACCATTGTGGAAGCTGAAAACGTAGATGAACGCTCTGCAATGACCGAGGACACATGGAGACCTTGGGAACAGCGCAGATTTCAAGTAGATAAGCGGATCATTGAGATCGAAGCTAATGTGAACGTAGGTGATGAATATAGTGTGGATTTCCTAGAACCGAATTACGCATTGACACCAGAAGCAGAGATCATGCTCTGGAGTTGGAGATTTGATAGGCAACTTAGTACACCTATGGATTGGTTTGATTATCACAATCCTGACGCTGGACCAGCAGACCGAGCTAGGTTTGAGGCACAGCAGAATGAAGCCGTAGAAGAAGATGCGCCACAGAACAGATTACTGAATATTTTGAATGCCAACAATAGACCAAGCAGTTAGTTCATATGAGAACAGTATTGAAGATGCCATCAATGGGTTCCAACAAGATGTTGAGGAACTTGAGGAAGAAGGTCTCTCTACAATTGAGATACTGGGAATTATCGCTGCAATTGACTTTACGTCCTATTTTGTTGAAAACCTACGCTTCTCTACCGCCATCAACTCCTTCATGGCTACAACTGAGGATATTCTTGTTGATCTGCCGAGTTTTGGGCGTACGACCGAGATACAACTCGTGGCTTTACAAACTCTCCAACGCCAAGGCATACAAGGCGTGACCAGACAAGTGAGCAATGTAATGCAGAACGCAATGGTGGCTGGTATCCATAATGGACTGAAGGGCGATGCACTTAAAAATGTAATGCGCACTGCGGTTCGCACAAACATCCCACGAGTAGAGAACGTGGTTGGCACTATGTTAGGAGATTATCGTAGATCGGTCATGGGCGCGATGGCTATGGACCTACCAGAAAGTACAGAGTATGAATATGTCGGGCCTGACGATGATAGGACTCGTCCAATATGTAGAACATATCTATCTAGTGATCCACTGACCATCGATGAGATACGTCAGGTCAAAGCAGACGGCTTTGAGCATGGTGGTGGCGTGAATTGCAGGCACTACTGGAGTCCTATTGATGTTTAAATTACAAGATATATTAAAATTCAAAGAATCTGATGTAAAGAAGATGGCTAAGAATACGGTTGACCGCACAAAGAGACAGATTGCTACTGGTAAAGATT